TCGTCACAGTGATAACGCCAGAGCTAGAACCATCGACGTTGATGATCGAGAAGTCGAAGGTTGCGCCAACTTTAACGACCGCTATAAGTTCGGCTTCAAGATTAGCAACAGTCGGAAGCGTGTAAGCCGCCGCTGAAGCACCTGGGCTGCCAAGAATCAAGCCACCAACGACCTGTGCAGCCGTAAGCGTGGCCGCGCCAGCGGGGATAGCCGCCGGAGTTGGCGTATTGATAAAATTGGTGCCAGACAGATTGCCGTCACCGACCTGGTAGCCGCCTTCACCATTCGGAAGAGCGCCGTAAGGGCCAAACGTCTCAAGCGGATAAGCCGCATTCGAAGTAGTCGTCATGGATTAACTCCTTGAATTAGAAGAAGAAGGGGCCGAAGCCCCCTCTAATGTTAGCCCCACAGACGGACAGCCATCTGCGGACGAATGACCGAATAGCCATACAGCACGTCAATACGGCACGGCAGGCGGTCGTTGTTGATGTCATACTGACGCACGACGCGCAGGCTGATACCATTATGGACCTGACGCGAAGCCATGTCGACGCCCTGCGGCATAAGCAGATCGGCGGTGGCGAACGCGATGGCGTCACGATGGTAGATCAGGTTCTGCGGATACTGCGTCGAAGCAGAACCGTAGAAGGTGACAGCCGCGCCGGAAACCGGCAGAGCGTCGACCGTGGCGAGAGCCTGGCCAGCCGAATACATCGCCGGGACAGTGACCGAAGCCGTGGTGGACGCCGTAACGTCAGCCAGAGCCACGAACTGATACAGCGAGCCGGTCGACTCGCGAGTCTGCGGGTTGACGGCGTAAACGCTGCCAATCGTGAACACGTCACCAGCCTTGATCGTCGTCGAGCCAAGGCCCGTCAGAACGATGGTCGTCGAACCTTCGGTCGTGACCGAGGTGCTGACCGTCACGGTGCCGGCGCGCGAGCCGGTCGTGAACTGCTTGACCGACTGCGACATATTCAGCTCGTCATAGCCGAGGATGCCTTCACCGAACATGCCGTTCTTGAACTGCTTGCTGATAGCCGAAACCGGGTTGAACAGGCCCTTCATGCCTTCGATCAGCGCGGCGTTAGCAGCCGGATTGACCGTCGCATAGCGCGGCGACATGACAGCGGCGTTCTCGTTCAGCTTCTGCTGCGCCTGCAACAGAACGAGCGAGGTGGCCGGAGTCGTGCCGGGCGTGCCGACCGAGTTGCCGATGTATTTGAACGAGTTCGCAACGTCAGCGTCGATGCTGGCGGCGAGCTGCGAAATACGCGGCTTCAGCACACGTTCCGCGAAGTCGTCCAACTGCATCGTCAGTTCGGCGGTCGTGAAGTTCACGCCGATATGCTTCTGCGAAGACACGGTCAGGGTCGTGTACTGTTCGTTGTCGTCCTGAACCTGGAGCGCAGCGCCGTCCGTGACCAGAGCGCGGTCAGGCAGGCGGATACGCAGGGTCGAGCCGATCTTCGCGCCTTCAACGGCGAAAGAGTCGTCATACTGGCGGTTAACGGTGCGCGTCAGGACAAGATTATTCTCAAGGATCTCAAGAGCCTTGCGAGTAATCATGTCAATCGTAAGAATTGAGTTAGACATACCTTATCTCCGATTCTGCGCTTCCCACTTCTTGATCTGACGCTGCCGTTCCGCTTCAATCCATTCCGACGTTGACATTGACTTGATAGACCGAGGGTCTGCCGTATCGTAACGCGGGCCTGAGTTTGATCGAGTAGCCGTGACAGGAGCAAGAGGTGCGGGCGCGGTTGAGGTTTTCTTAACCGGCGGGTTCGTGGTCAGATTGACCTCGATCTTCCCGATCTCTTTTGCCTGCAAGACAGGCGGCAGTTTGGAAATCCGCCCGGCTTCTTTTGGATTGGAGCCAAGGTAATAAATTACCTCTGGGCCAATATCAGAAGCCTGGATGGCTTGAGCCATAACGTCCGTGACGGGAAGGTTCGGGTTATACGCGACTTGTTCAAAGTCCTCGTATCGGTCCCTAGCCTCTTCTTCACGGTCCTTATAGGACTCCAAGATCGCTGCCTGTTGGGCTGCGGCCTCGCGCTGGGCTAGAAGATCTCGCGCTTTTTGCTCCGCTAACGCTTCCGCGTATTGCTGAGCATTCTCGAAATCATCCGGCGCAGGTGGAGGTGCGGCGGGCGTTCTAGCCTGCTGCTCCGCAAGCCGTTGGGCCTGCTCTCTTTCCCATTTGCGCTGTTCTCTTGCAAGGCGCTTGCTTACAATCGCGTCCAACTCTTCCTGAGAGAACGATTTTGTAGGCTGCTGTTCCTCCGGCGTCGTATCAGCAGATTCCGGTGCTGCCGTAGCTTCCGGTTCCGGCGCGGGGCTGATCTCCGCTACAGCCTGTTCTTCTTCAGACATTACGTCTCCTGTCCTAGCTATCCGGCTAGTCGGTCTATGTAGACTACGCTTTTGTTTCGGCGTCGTCAACACTAAGCGCTTGTTGCGCTTGAGCCTTTACATCTGGAATCAAATGCGCGACTTCAACATACGGCCGTTCGGCCAAGGCGCGGATAATGATATTCCAATCGTCAACTGAGAGCGTCATCGTGATATATTTCATTGTTAAGCCCAAGGAAGCGGCTTAACGACCGGCACCGAAGTAATTTCAGCCAGTCGAGCATCAAGATGATCTTTTATGGCGGCGAGCATTTCAGCCCCCAGCGCCGTCTCAAGCCAAGATTCGACCTGCGCTTTGGTCAGCGCGTCATACGGCGTGAATGGAGCGCCAGCCAAAAGTTCTATTTCCTGCGCGCCGTATGTATCAACGATTTTCGCGCCGTCAGCCGCTTCACGATGCCAGTGAATACGAAACACGACATCTTTTTTGCCGTTCTCATCAGGATAGCTGTCTAGGGCGTTGATAACCCACGAATATTTAACCGCCATAATTTGAGTCCTTATGCAACAGCCAGAGGGGTCACGGTGCCGCTGGAGCCTTTATAGTAAAGAGCGCCCGCACTGACATACAGATAGCCTCCGCCTGTAGGCGTAGCAGGTGCGCCGCCCGTGTTATAGATCAACACGTTACCATTAGGGTCAATCTGAAGCGAATTAAGCGTTGACGAACTACGGCGGAAATATACTGATCCGGCAGTTCCGCCAAATCCGGCGTCTATGTATAGGTCATTGAGAAAAGAGTATATACGACCCTTATTTGTAGAGTTCGTAACAGTTATACCCGCGCCGCCAGCGGCATATACCGTTAGCCGCTGACCCGCAACGGGCGTTGTTCCGACAGCCGCGTTGCCATTGCCGTCAACCGAAAAAACGGGGGTCGCGCCAGATGTCCTAAAGATATGGTTGTCGGCGTCATAATAATTATATGATGTGTCCGCGTATCCTATCAATAACTTAGCGCTCGTTGCAGTTATCGATACGGGCCCCGTAACCGCGACAGCATCAGTGCCAATCGTAGCGCCGCCGACAGCGACCGACGACGCCGCAATAGCGCGGCCAGCCGTAAGATTAGCGATAGACACTTGTTTGGTCGTGCTGCTCTGCACAATCGGAAGGACTTCGGTTCCAGCTACAGGTGTAGTAGCGGAAGGAAGTTGGGATATTTTAAGGTCAGCCATTTCTTTTACCTTTAGTAAGTAGTGGCGACAACGCCCACGTTAGCCGCAAAATTTGTAGGGGCATTTGACGAACTATTAGACAGAGTTCCAAATACTGTCGGTGAGCGGCCAACTGCGCCGAAAGTCCCCAGCGCATAAGTTCGGATTCTATTGGTTCCGGCGTTATTATCGCATTGAACAGCGATATAATATTTCCCCGGGCCTTTGGCGAAATATTGCGATGTGAAGTTATTTCCAACCAGTTGGAACGTAGCACCTGTAACGCTGAAAGATGCTGTTTGCGCTAACACATTTCCCGCGCGATCCAGAAGATAGATCTTCGTATTTCCATTAGCCACGGAACCAGTTAATACGGTAGCGCCCGTCAACAGGCAAGAATATGGTATGTTGAGTGAGCAAATATATGTTGTAGTCGCCACCGTGATGGTATCGTCGCCATTAGTATTAGCCAGAATTGATCCATAACCCGTCGCGTAACCGGAACTCGGCGTGAGGGTTCTAATATCAAGTTGCTGAGCGCCGGCAACAGTATTATTAACATTCGTTATGATACTGTTGTTAATTCCAGTATCGGGGACCGTATGGCCCCAATTCGAATTATATTTTATGCTCGCGCCCCAAAGATCCCCGCCAGCATAAGTAGTCTGGTCAAAAATCGCACCAAAGTTTGCGTTAGCAGCAACAATATCTGCTTCGAAAAGTGTCGCTCCGCTATCCGTGCTTATTAATGTATAGCCGGGTATATTAGATGTTGCGCTGACGCGAAGACCGTAAAAATTACCCACAACCTTAATAAAAGTATCGGCTGAAGTAGGCACAGTTCCGGTATATTCAATATTAGTGGCGTCCATTACAATGTTCTGACCAAATTGAATCAGAACGCCCACGTAGCTTGCGCGCACAGCAAAATACACAGACTGCAGCGTCAAATTGTTGACAGAAAAAGCCTCTACGCAGTTGTGGACGGCAAAAAGTAGACATTGCCTAAATAAGTTGACGCCTAATGTAGCGCCGCCCGGAAAAGACTCCGCATAATAGGGCGAGATAATAGGGTTAGCCGATGCTGGGCCATATACGGAATTACCGTCAAGAATGACCGGCGTATCGGCGTAATACCAGCATTCTTCGTGCGTGTGGTGTTCCCCACGCTTATTCATAATGGCGATAGTGCCTACACCGCCATTAGCGCCCGGCGTTGATCCCATGCCAATAGCCAACCGGATAAATTTATTGTTCGCGCAATAGCCATTGCCGTTTACCGCGTTGACGCGCTGAAGATAAATGCCGATTGTTGATGCGTTACTTGTTCCGGCGATTAACCCAATATCTTCAAATATCGTATTACAGCCGCCAGACATCTCGATCATGATGTAGCCGGTTTCACCAACTAATATGCTGCCGTAAGTGCTAGAGGCCGCGACTGTCGCTTGGCCCGACCCGACACCCCGCAGTTTAATATAGACGTTAGGCGTATAGGTGAGCTGAATTTTAAGCGTATTGGCGATTCTATAGCGACCAGCAGGGAAAAATACTTCGCCGCCGCCGGCATTATACGCCGCATCAATAGCGGCCTGAATAGCCGTGGAGCTATCCGCGACGCCCGTAGGATCAGCTCCATAATCAAGCGGGTTAAAAACCGCGCCTTGAATCATGGAGTATGAGACTTTGGTGAGCGCCATAGAAAACCCCTGTTAATTATAGACCGCTTCGATCTTAGACGTGGTTGGCGGCGCAGCAGAAAATGTCAGCGTAGCTCCAGACACGGAATAAGTATTCTTATTCTGGTAGACGCCATTTATGTAGATGTTGACGGAGTTTGCCGCCAGCGCTGAGTTTGACAGCGTAAATACCGTCTGACTTCCCGTGCCCGTAAAATCATCGACTGCGAAGATGCCGCCGCCGCCAAACACATTGTCGTATGTGGCGATAGACACATCTGTGGAGGTCTTAACGATAAATTTGTATTTCTTACCTATAGACAGCCAGATCTCACCGCCGGGAACGCGGCCCGCCGCGTCAAGAATGATGGGGTTGGTATGCGGGGTCCCCCCGGAAGAGCTCGTGTATGTGGCCGCTGGCGTGGTCGTTCCGGCGAGATAAGAATAGATCTTACCGCCGACTAACGGAACGCCATTATCGTCGAAAAGCTGCGCGCCTATGCCCGCAAAGAGTGAAATATTTACCGCCACCTACATCACTCCAGAAGGATGAAGCCGCCGTTTTCTTGCACCAGATTAGCGCCAGATTCGGTGAGCAAGTTGTCTTTAGCTTCGCTGCTGGCCGGGCCGCCACTGACCAAGCTGGCTATACCGCCAAGGCCGATGGCGACCGCGTTGCGAAGTGCGACGCCCCAGCTCATCGAATATTGATCGGCTTAGCGTAGACGTTGCCCGCCGACGACACCTGAATAGCGCTGACGCGCCAAGGAGAGCCGGTGCCAGGCGGCACATAGAACGGGATCGGCGTATTAGCCGGGATCGGCGTGCTGCTTGTCGTGGCTGTGGCGCCTTCACCGACAAGCACATAGCAAGCCGAGTCCGCCCACACTACGACGCCCTGCGCGCCAGCCGGCCAAGTTGCAGTAGAGCCAGCGGTGCCGGTAAAAGACGCCGTTTTAGCCGGAAAATTACTGTCCGCGAGCGGATTTAAGAGTTCCATATCAGCCTCACGCTAAGAATTTCAATTTATACAGTGTGCTGAGATATAAGTCCACAATCCCGTCGATGATGTTCTGGATGGCGGAGTCGTCCTTATACTCTTTTCGCGCTTCTTCGATCTCTTTCAGGGAATCCTCAAGAAATTCAACGACATTGTTGGTTTTCTTGGCCGAATGCAGCGTAATCGGCCCGATTAAGCCATATCGACCCTGATAGGCTTCCGCCAAATCGTCCGCCAAGTCGATGACTTTCTCATAAAAGCCGCCCAGAGCCTTGTGTTTGGCGTAAGACCGCGTATTCAGATGCACCGAATGGGTCACATCCCTAGCTAAAAACAAGTGTCCGATCAGATCCGCGCAGCTCATTGTCCCATCTCCCTCATGGGCGTGTTGCCCGGCACGATGTCGCCCATGTCCAGAGCCGCCGCAATGGTGCCTTGCACGATGTCCTGCACCTGTTCAGGCGTCATACCCGCTTGCATGGCCGAAATACGCTTGGTTTCAGCGTCATAAGCCTTAATCTGCGCGTTTTGCTCGTCAATCGCCAGTTTCTGCATTTCATACGACTGCATAAGCTGCTGGATCTGAGCCGTTGTCTGCTCCATCTCCTGCGCCATCTGCTCCATCTGCATACGCATGGCCTGCGCTTCCGGCGATTCGTCGGTGTCCTGCAAGACTTTCGGGTCGAGCATCTTTTCAAACCGTTTGGCCATCGTCTCCGCGCCCGGCCAGTCCATGTTCTTGACGAACAGATCGCCCGCGACCGACCAAAGAGCCGGATTGGTCTGGAGGATCTGGCCCATCGTGTCCATCGCCTCCTGCTTGCGCGTCATGTAGCTAGGACCAGAGCTAACTTGAACGTCGTAAGTGCCGACATTCGGGTTGTAGATCTTCATGATCTCAATACCCTGTTCATCGACGATCTTACGCACCGCCTCCGGCTGAGCCGGGTTGATGCGCGCCATGTCCACGTCGCCCTCGACGTTGATGATGCGAGCCACGCGCTGCGTGTCGTAGATCTTCGGAATCAGGTCGACGAGCTGGCGAGCGACGTATTTTACCGCCCGCGCGAGGTTGTCGACATAATGATAAGTAGACGTGTCGCCTTGCCGCTCCCGAGCGAGGATCGCACGCCCCGTCCGTTCGTTGGAAGTCGCCCCAATGCTACTATCGTACTGGCCAGTGGTCGACTTGATGTCTTCGCCAGCCCCCATCTTGGCTTGAATAAGGCCCGTTTGAGCCATCGGAGGCTGGGCGCGTTCAGGTAGCGGCAGCGGGTTTCCGGCCCCGTCAGTGACATCAGGATTGACCTCCAGATACGGCCAGTTGTTCGTATTGGCCGTCTTCCAGTTGGTTTCGTAGCCTTCGAACTGGCCACCATAGCCAATAAACGGCGCTTTGGGGGCTAGCGCGAGCATTTCAGCTTCTTGGCTGACCCAGTAGTTATACATGCGCTGCGCGTCTTTAGCGTTACGCACCAGACCACTAATGTAGATCTGACCGTCGACCTCGAACTCGTTGCCGACAACGCGGATCATGGGGATATACTTACCCGCCCAGTCGCGCTCCTCCAGCACCTCATAGCCGTTGGTTTTGATCCATTTGACCTGCTTGCGGTCGCTTTCACGGCTGCGCAGCGGCTTGCCATAGGCGGCCATGAGCCGCTTGTCCTCCGGCGTGCCTTTGAAAGCCGTGATGTTGTCCGGGTAGAGGTTCAGCGTCGCCTTACGATGTTCGATGTAGAAATACTCAGCGATGCGGACAGTCTCTTGGCTGACCCACATGCTGAGCGTCTGGTCGCCCACACCCTGAGACATCATGCCCGTAACAGGCGTAGCGTCAGGATACATGCGCTCATATTCAGCTTTCGGAATGTCTTCCGTAATAAAGCACCAGTTCGCGTCCTGACCGCACGGATCTTGGATCATCGGGTCCATGTAGACGCTGAAGCTGCTACGGACACGAGCGATCTTGATGTCCTGTTCAAAAGAATCTTCTTTCGTATATTCCGTCAGGATGCGGATGTAACCTTCGCCGTATGTGACCTGGTTATCGCAGGCGGTGTCATAGGCAACGTCGGCGTCGGACATATATTCGATGTGACGCACGATGCCGTCGAAGATCTCCGCGACCTCCGGGTCGGCGTTCTCATCGGCCGGGATGACGCGCGCAGTCGGACGGTTCTGGCGCTGCTCGTTCGTCACGAGGCGCACATGCTGCGGCAGCTTGTTGATCGTCAGGCAGGGCCGCGCGTTGATGGTCTGCCCCTGCACCGCGCCACGTGTCGCCAGCACGTCCGCCGGCCACTGCCAGGCGTTGTCGGGCGAGCCCGCCATGAACCGCAGGTCGTCCAGCTCGTCCTCGCGGCTGTCGCTGTAGGCGGCCTGCGCCACCGTAAAGCGATGACGCATAGTGGCCAGACGGTCATCGTCCGGGTTGTCGGAGACTTTGCCAGCGGCGATTACGTCATCAGAAGCCATTACATATCCTGCCGCTGTTCTTGGCGAGCCAATATCTTAGCCGCTATCCCAGCGCCTATTGGCCCCATTAGACCGTATTTACGCATAATTTCAACCAATTTGTCGTCAAACACCACATAATTGCGGGTGCCTTCGCCGGCGGCGCGGGATTTTGCGTCTAAATATCTGATCCCTTTTATGCCGGCTTCGTTATATGCTTTAGAAAATGCCGGGTCAGATATATCAAAAGAATGCGGCATAAGCCCCGATTCCATAAGTTGCCCGACCGGCACATTTCCATATTCTTTTAACTTACGTTCGGCGTTTGGCAATTTCATAAAAGCCGCTAAAACTTCAGGGCTTTGCGCATTTAATGTTTTATCCCAATCCAATAGTTCTTCGGGACGCGCATTAATATTAACTTCGTACATATGCCCCTTATTGCCTGTAAAATCTTCGGGTTTAATTGTCCGCGCGATTTTAGCTTGTTCGATAGCTTTTCGCGCATAATCTTCACGAATAGCTTTCAATTCAGGAGGCGATTCCCTAAATTCTTTAACTGCGTGTTGCGCGTATCTTAGGTGATCTTTTTGCGCAAGTGCAATAGCTTCGCTTGGCGACATACCTTGTTTTATATCGTTAGAAATAATTTCGGCCACATCCATTTCAGCATGTGGTATATCTATCTCACCTATTGGTTTTCCTTTGTATAATGGATGCGTTAATTTATCGCGGTAATATTTAGCTAAATTTTCAGCTTCTGCAAAATACAGCCCGTGTCCAAACGACTGCGCGCCTTCGCCGGTGCCGATCTTGCTAATATCAAATTGCGGAAAGTCGTGTGGCGTTCCATGATACGCCCGTATGCCCTTGGCCACGTCCTGCGCAATAGCCTGCTCCGCCCTAGCCGCGACGTTAGCGCCGGGCAGCGGTAGCATGGCCATGATCGCGCCCTTGGTGTCGCCAGCGCGGGCAGCCTCTTGGCCCTGTAGCACGTTACCCGTGCCGGGCAGGTAGCCCAGTATGTCGGCTATGCCCGTCGCGAACTGACGACGCTCCGGCGACGGGCGTGTGTTTCCCATCAAAAAGGCCGCGATCTGCTCTTTCCATGACGGCTCATAGGGCCGTAGCATGGCGTTACGCGGTTCAGGAGCGAGCGCGTTGACAGGCATTATTTCTTTTTCTTAGCCGCCGCACGCTTGGTCGAATACGCGATAGCGACGGCCTGCTTCGGCGGCTTACCGGCGGCGATTTCTTTTTTCACGTTCGTGCGGAACGCGGCCTTAGAGGATGATTTAACTAGAGGCATTACTTCTTCCTCGTCTTAGCTGACTGCTTGAACGCCTTGGCGGTCGGTGCGCCCTCTGCGCCGGGCTTCCGCATCTTTTCGCCTGATCCGGCTTTGATGCGCGCCCGCTTTGCGTGGATTGCAGCATACAATCCCGGTTTTTTTACGGGCATTTCCATCTCCGTAAACTAGCTTTAGCGCGTTCGCCATTTTTAGCTTTTGCCGCTACTGCGGACATTCTCGCGCAGAACGACTTCTTACGGCCCTCGTCGGCCTTGGTCTTAGGGTTAGGAGCCGGCGGCTTCAGCTTGCTGCCCGTCGCGGCGTTATACTTAGCCCGGCCCTTAGCCGTCAGCCCAGCGCCCGCCTTAGTCGACAGCTTCTCGCCACGCCCTACTGACAGCGATACCATCTAGTGTCCCATCCATCCTGAAGAGGCTGCGTTGCCACCATAACTGACGCGCGGTCTGTTGTCCATTGGTCTTGCTTCCCTGTGCGCGACCGGATACGCGAACGTCACGGCGATAGCGTCGGCGGCGTCGGGTGAGGCCAGCCCCCGCGCCTTCATGTCCTTCTTACTCTCTAGGAATATAGTCCCTTTACTGTCGGGTTTCATCATCGGCCCGGTCAGGTCGCTCTTGAGGAAGCGGTCGTTTGGTATGCTGGCTGTCTTCAGCCACTCCCGCATGGCGTGCCACATCTCGGCCCGCTTGTTTCCAAACATGACGGGCTTGGTGGATCTCATGCCGAAGTTAACCCCACGGATCTTATACCGCTGCTCCTTCAGCCGGTCGACCACGCCCGCGCCTAGCCCGCCCTCGTCGATGACGACCAGCGCGGGCCGGAACTCTTCTATGATGTCGATGACCCTGCCGACCACCTCCATGGTGTCGTCGCCCCGGTAGCGGCGTATGCCGATAATGTCGCGTCCCTGCCGGATGGCGATGACCGTGGCGTCAGCCCCGAACCGCGCCGGATCGACGCCCACAATTATCGGTGCCGTCTGATCTTTCGATGGTAGGCGTGTCTGCGCGTCTTGAACCAATGACGACGGTATGAACTGGTCGTCACTCGCGTTCGGGAAGGCTCCGTAAACCTCAACATGCGCTTGGCTAGAATCGGGTCCGTATTCGTCGATAATCTGTTGATAGACTGCCTTATCAGTGCCCTCCACGCTTCTGGCGTCAACAACCTTGTTTCGCCAGAAATCGCGCTTGCTGTTGAAGCACTCGTAGAAGTATCCGCTGTTACGGCGGGGGTTGCTAAAAGCAAGCCAAAAACGATTAGGAGTGTTCTCTGTAAAGAAGCCACTGGCCACCGCCCAGATAGAGTCATCAATACCGCTGGCCTCGTCGAACACCAACATGACGCCCGCGAAGTTATGCACACCCGCGTAACTGTCTGGGTTCTCGGCCGACCACAGCCGCCCCTCGACGCCCCAGTAGCGTGTGCCCAGCTTCAGGTCGCGCTCGACCAGCTCCGCGATCCACTTGGCCGGCAGCACTCGCGTCGCGGACACCTCGAACCAATGGCTATTAAGGCACATTGATAGCCATTTAGTTATCTCGGCCCAGGTGACGCTGCGGAGCTGCGCTTCACTGTTAGCCGACACGATGGTGGTCGAGCCTATGCGCGTGGTCAGCATCCAGATCACAAGCCATGAGACTAAGGCCGACTTGCCGATACCGCGACCAGAGGACGTGGCCATGCGAAAGGTTTCGAAGTCTACTTTGCCGCCGTTTTCACGGATGTGATCTTTGAGGTCTTGCAAGACCTGCAACTGCCACTTACGCGGGCCAGTGAAATGTTCCAGCGGCGTGCCGGCCTTACCCCACGGGAACGCCATCCTCACGAACGCTACCGGATCGTTCTTCACCTGCGCCGACCATAGCGTCGCCATCAGCTTCTGTTCTTCGTCCGCTGAGTAGATCGGCACTTGCATCTAATATCTCTCCTTGGATCACGCGCTGCTGCGCCTCTTCTAGCGCCGCAATGATGGATATGCGTTGCTCGACCTGCACCTGCACCGACTGCGGGGCCGTCCACTTGTGGACGTGTTTTAGGATGTCTAGCGCCGCCTTAGTGTCGCCAGCGCGCGCCGCGTTGTGCAGCACCTCGGACATTTCCGCCTCGCCCTCGGCGCGGCCCTTCTGCTCGGCATACTCTGCGATGGGGTCGAACTGCACCAAGCGCCGGTATTCGGTCGGGGTCATGCCAGCGGCATAGGCGAGCGTGTCGCCCTTCAGTCCTTTGCGCGCGGCTAAGTAGATGCGCTCAAGGACGGCTTCCGTCGCCTCTATTTTGCGCGGCTCATAAGGAAGAGACTCGAATGTCATAAAGTCTTTTATATAGAAATAAAAAAATTTTGCAAAAAATTGTTCGTGATAGCTGCGTATTTCTTAAAGGAGATCCCAAGGCCCAGCCCCCCG